CAGGGGCTTACCGTTGGACATCTGGAACGGAGTCAAGCCACTCAAGTGGGCCTCAACCGGGTCCTTCGCCCCGAGAATACTGCGCTGGAGGCGGGCGGCGACCGCATCGACGGAGATGGCGACGTATGGGACAACTACGTTCGAGGCCCCCGGCCACGGGAAGTTCTTCGTCTCGACTTCCGGCTGCGCCTTATACGCTCGAAGAAGGTCCGCGAGGAAGACTTCTCTGGGGCGATGAGCCTCCAGCGCGCTGCCGATCTCCTTGTGGAGATACGTCAGGATCGCGGCTTCCTGGCTACTTTCGAGCTCGACCGGAATAGCTTGTATCGCCATGGGGGTTCAGTTTGCACCTGCCCTGATATGCCACTGTGCCGACGAGAGCCGGCCCCGCTATTTTCCGAGCGGGAACTTGCCCTTCTTCGTCCCCACTGGGACGATCCCCCTTGCGCTTGACGAGTTTGGCCGCCGGTTCTCGCCGCTGTTGATCGGCTGTGACTTGTGCGACGGAATCATCCCGTCGAACTTGCTTCCCCCGGGAGCGTGGGTACTTCCGCTGTACGTCGAGTAGTTTTTCGGACTGCCCTTCATCTTTTTGCTCCTTCTTGGCTTTAGCCTTGGCCATTTCAGCCCTCGTCTATTCGGGGTCCGTTCCGGACGCCCTAGTAACCGGTTAACGGTGAACGACCGAGTTGACGTGATTTATCCGCCGATGCTGCGAGGCGTAGGTCTCGATCCGAAAGGGCTGGGAGCTTCGATAGCAGCGGGATGCAAGCTGCCAGAGCGTCGACCAAGTCCTTCGTTGGGAACAGAGGGAACCCTTTCATCTCCTCTACGAGGTCTCGCTGACCCCGCCGGATGTAGAGCAGCTTGGATTCGTGGTACGGGATCAGAGAGCGGATCCGATAATCCTTGTCCCCGATGGGCCGCTCTTCGAGGACGGGGAACTGGTATCCCTGTTCACGCATCTCTCGATATAGAGGAAACTTGAGGACCTTTTGGAAAGCAACGTCTTCAATTGCCGCGCGCTCAACGACGTAGCGACGATGTAGACCGATATATTGTGCGAAAAGGAGCGTTGGCTCTTGACGCTGAGCTCTCGCTTCGACAACAAAGATGCGGCCCTTCGGGTCTTTGAAGGCGACGACAATTGCGTTCCTCGCATTCTTCTTCTTATCGGGACCGCTTAGGGCGGGATCCCAGAACATGACCCGGCGGCACACTTCGAAGGGAATGATCTCCATCGACTCGCCGTAGGAGATCGAGATGTCCCCGTCCGCGTTGAATTCGAAGTATTGGATGTCTGATTCCCGAAACTCGGCCATGGAGGGGTCGCGGGGGTTGTTCAAGTACAGCATCGAGTACATGAACGCGCCCTGTTTCGCGCGGACCCGTTTGCAGGATTCCATGGGAAAGAAGGACGGAAAGAACAGATATTCTTCCTCAGGATCCGGGGCGTATTGATTAGGATCCATGTCCCACGTAGGTCGTCTATCGTGGTCCTTCGCGTCCTTTAGATCGCCTTCGAGCTGTTCACGGTTCCACTGCAGAGGGCGTACTAGGAAATCGTACGTGTCCCCCTCGTTAGCTTGTATATCGTTGTACACGTCGTCCACACCCCAACGAGTCCCGATAAGGAGGTGAAACGCGGTCCGCTCTTCCACGAATAGAGCCTCGGACGCTTTATACCAATCCTTAACTTTACGCCGTACGGTGGGGCTTTGGAAGGACTCCAGGTCTTCAAGGTCGTCGCCTATCTGGACGGTGTAATGCCGCGAAACAAGGTGCGTATCCACGCCGGCCGCTTCCATCGTGTCTTCACCGTACACGCCATTACGAGGGAAGAGCAGATTGGAGTCAGTCCAAACCGTCCGGGAGAAATCTGGAATAATCTCAGGGAAGAGCCACCGGAGGATCTGGTTCCGTTCAATCTGGATGCGGATCGCTTTGATCTGTTTCTTTGCGTTCTCACTGGAAAAGCTGGCTAGGAGGATCCTATGCTCGGGGCCCGGTAGGCCACAGAAGTCGTCTTGTATGAGGATCCAGATCGGGAGGGATTTCGATCCGACCGTGGATTTGAACGTGTCCCGCGGGATGAGGACTACCTTGCGCTTCTTCTCGGTGTTCTGGATGAAATTACACAGCTCGAGGTGGGGATTGCGTTGGATCTTATCATAGCCGAGAACGGCAGTTGACAAGAAGAACAGTGATTCCTGAGCCCGCTGCCGCGTCTGCGCCCGGAGTTCGTCGGCCTGGGACGAAGGAGGGAGGTTCACCCCCAGGGCTTCCTCGATAGCTTTCTTGCCATGATCGAGGATAATGTCCATTTACTCACCGAGGCCATTACGGGCACCTTCGGTGCGCCCGCTACCAACAGTGACGACACCGTGGGATTCCTGCATCCGACGGAAGATTTCGGCCACGGCTCCCTCAGTGAGGACGATCTGAGCGGAGTTGCTGATCTTTTTCTGCGCTGCGTACCCGCCCCGATCAAGCCAATCCTGCGCGATTGCGACTTGCAGCTTCTCGTCTTCGGTGGATTCTGCGATTTCCAGGAGTCGGGAAGCCATCTCCCCGCTGAATTCCTGGATCATCTCATCCACGCCCGCATGAACATGGCGCTCATACGGGGTCCACTCGGCCTTTTTCTGGGTGAAGACCCAGTTCTCGTAGGCCTGGTACTTAGGTTGCTTGATCCAGACGCGCACGGACGCAGGAGAACGCCCTACCCGTTGAGCTAGCTGCGGAACGCTGATTTCGGGTACCTCAGCACGGAGCTCCGCCATCATCTTCCATTCCATACGGACTGGGTCCGGGTAGAGCGGGATCGGCGGAGATGTAACTTGGGTCATGATACCTGTGCTCTTTGTTCCGTCCATTATATAGCGGATCCCGCGGCAAAGCAACCGGCAAGGGGTTTATACTACGTACTTGGATGTCACAGTGAAAAATCGGGTACTATTTTTGACGTGCGTACCTAAAGGTAGGACCTAAAGGTCCGAGGGTCCCCCCATGGTAGCAGCATACGATCGTACAGCAGGACTAGAGCTGTGCCAGTTCGAGCCATATAGAGAGCTAAGGCGAGGTGACTATGAGCGATGCTAAGCGTACGTGGCAGAAGAAGACCGTCGAGATGGAAGTCAAGCCTGGCGTGAAGAGCAACTGCGTCCTGGTGAAGATCGTCGCCAAGGATGGCAAGCTGCAGAAGTACGTGATGAAGCCCGTAAGCGAGTTCTGGGGCGAAGACGACGAGAAGTCCACGATCAACTGGTAGCCTAGTGACGGTCGTAGGAGCAATCCTACGATCGTCTTTTTTTGCTACTACGCCAGGGCTTTCTTTCAGAGCAGGCCATTCCCCGTACGAGCTTAGATCATAGCGTGTTGTACCATATAGAGAGTGATTGTGAGGTGACTATGCAATGGTTATCAGTCGTCGAAGCAGTCGCGTTGATCGTGTGTTTCTCAATCGTCATCTATCAGTCGCAGGAGTAGCGTATGAAGAACAAGATGCAGCTCGAAGATCCGTTCCGCGGTCGGTTCGATGCAGTCAAGAATGCACTGCACAACGTCCTCCAGCAGCCGTTCAGTGGCACGGTCGGCGAAGCGTGCAACATCGGCAACGCAGCGACGACGGCACTCCGCATCATCGACGGGCAGTACGACATCAGCGAGCTCTCGTACAAGATCACACAGGTCCCACAGGAGTAACGATGCATCTCATGCGGTTCGGACTCACAGACCACGAAGGCGAAGCGTGGACAGACGATCATCCGATGACCATCCAGCACGTCGAAAAGACCTGGGATCAACCAGGCGGCGTGTGGTTCTTGACAGTCTACTGCTCCAACGGTTGGTACTTCGTCCTCACTCCGGACGACATGAAGCAGTTTATCGAAGCGTCATTCAGCTGGGGAGTCTAACGATGCAGGTGCCAGAACTCGACAAAGAACTCCTCGCGGAAGCAATCGCAACGGCGATGATCCACACGACAGACGAGAGCGGCGACTTCGTCGGCGACTTGTGGATCATGGTCGATCGTCTCGGAATCAGAGCGATGGTCGAAGAGCAGATCAAAGCTCTCTCAGGAGAATAGCATGGTACCACAGATCACAGTCAAGTCGGACTTCGACGGCTACTTCGAGGGCCTGGTCAAGCACTGGGTCAACGACAAAGCGAACAACGGGGGAACGTTCAAATGCGAAGTGATCGAGGTCTCCGCAGGGCCTTACCGAGCAGCAGCAGTCTCATACGAGCGCAAGGAATCCGGACGTGTGCTCGCCTTGGACTTCTACTCAGCGATCAGACGTGGATTCGGATCGTTGAGCGAGCAGGACGTGATCGACATCCAGGAGCTCATGTGATGAACATCGACGTCCGTGGACCACATCCGATCGTGATCATCGGCTTGAAGACATACAACTTCGCACTCGAGGAGGACATTCAGGCGTTCTGCTGGATCGAACTGCAGTACATCATCATCGACGAAGCGGCCTGGGATCAGCTCAGCCCGTACATCGATGCTTACAACACGCACGCAGACGACGGAGGTGCCGACCACACATAGAACGTTGGGATCAAGTGTTCATACCAGATAGAGAGTAGTTGTGATAGTGTTAACGGGCAGGGTGCACGTTAACATCTATCAGTCATAGGAGTCAGAGATGGCTAAGCACGAGTTGTCGTACGCGTCGATGGAGCAGGGCCACAAGGACGGTTGGAAAGAGATCGGTGGCACGACCGAGCTGCTCCGGATGGTCAAGCAGGGTTGGTACGCAGTCTGCGAGCGCAAGGAGCAGAACGACAAGAACACCATGATCAGGGACATGGTCAAGAACGACCCGCGTCTCAAGACGATCAGGGAACAGGCGAAGGCGAAGCTCAAGGCAGCTCGCGAGGCAGGCAAGAAGTAGGTCGACATCAGAGCGGCGGTGCGAGCAATCGCATCGTCGCTCTTTTTTTGTTCTTCGTGCCAGGGCGTCATCGCTAAAGTCGGACTTAGCTCGTCAGCAAGCCGCCTCCACTAATATCGACCCACCTAAAACATCCCTGGGCGGCCCTGATCCCGCCCGCCGCAGGTAGGAGATCCGTGGGCGCCAGGGCTTTGTTCCCTGAGCTGGCGCCTGCAGTGGTATGAACGTGAGCCGCTGCCGACGACGTTGCTTCAATGTTCCCTGAGCAGATGCATCCTTTGCCGCATTGGATCATAGCTCGCGTGATCGTTCGTGAAAGATTCGTCCCTTGCCTCGTTCGTAAATGATACTAATTGCGAGCACTTTTACGAACCGATGTTGATTAAGTCCTTTGTTCTCAACGGGTTACGATTGTGTGCCAGTTCGCTTGCCGTATATAAGTATATAGTATAAAAAAGCATATATCATATATACCTACACCCGTCGATCCCCTCTTTGAGACAAGACGGCATGGCATTCGGCCGGCAGAACATTGTATCCTGTTGTGCCTAAAGGAGTTACAGCGTACTTGTGATCGGGGCGGTGTCGTAAACATTGATCCAGCCCCATCAATAGAAAGACGTTGCTTTTGAACAGTGAGGTGTGATATAATCATCATAGAATCACAACACGGGGGCGGATCATAGCTAACTCGTCCGCGTTCCGAAGGGACCCGAAAGCGCTCACAAGGAGAATCACATGTCGAAGACGTTCCGTACCACACCCGAAGTCACCTCGATCATTAACGGCCGCGGGGTCATCGAACCCCCGTCATACCGGAAGCAGTGGACTTCCAGTCGCCTCGTGGTGATGGAGGACGGTACCACAGTGCCCCTGCTGTACATCCTAGCAGCACACAAGTTCGGTGCCTTCGACCCGAAAGAGAAGATGCCCTACTGGGGCGACAAGATGTGTACCAACGAATCCCTGGACAACGTCGAGCTGCTCCCTATGAACCCTGACCGGCGTCCCCGCCAGAACTCCTACGGGGTGCCCTCCGGGACTCCCGAATATTTGAAGCGATACCGTGCTGCGAACAAGGACAAGATGAAGACGTACCATCAACGGTACTACCGGAAGATGCGGGAGGTCTATGAGGCCGCTCTCCACGCTGCACCCTCTACGACACCCATCCTCGACTCCCAGTTCAGCAAGTTGATGGAGATCATCCCGAAACCGCCCGAAGAGGAGTAACGGGTTCCAAGTCAGTTGATTCTGACATTGATTTGTAGTATAATGATCTTAACAATGAGATTTCCTTTACATCCAAACCTTGAACCGGATCTCATTGTCGTTTCCAAGCAAAGGAGTCAGAGTATGGGCATGACGTACGACCAGTGGAAGAAACAGGTCGAGTACCTGTTGATCCTCACCTACCACCTCGCCATCGACGATCTTCCCGATGCACCGCTTGCGCGGTGGTACTCCGAACACGTCTCACCGAAGACCGCGATGAAGAAACTCATCGCCCACGCGAGGACATTCTGATGCGATACCAAGTCCTCGTCCTCTGCCGTGTCTTCGTCGAGGCGGACTCCAAGGCGGCCGCAACCGAGCGCGCCTTCGAGGTCACCAACAACCACAGCGACGACTTCGAAGCGCCTGGAAGGCGGGTCATCGTCCTCGACCAATCAGTCGGATTCGACAACGACGACGTCAAGGAACTCGACAAGGAACCGGAGGAACTCCTGTGAAGAACCTCTACATCATCGCCCACGACGAATACATGACGATGTTCTCCGGGATGTACTCCTTCGAGGGTACGTTCCGGGAACTCCTGTACAAACTCAACGGCATCACTGATCCCACGCAGATGGTCGACGAGGACGATCCGCTTGGAATCCAGTTCAACTCCGTCGATGACGATCAACTCATCGAGTGGTTCAACCTCGCAAACGGAGACGGCCAACCGTACTACCAGGTCTGGTGTGTGCAGGAGAACAAACAGGTCCTGGGCGGATCTGAGGACTACACTCCGCGTAGCAGTGACACAGTCGAGAACATCCTCGACGCATTCGGCCTGAAGAAGGAGAACTTGTGATCAGAGTATGGAGCACGGAAGGCGTAGCGATCTACGACCTGACCGAAGTGAAGTGGGTCGAATCCGTCGAAGCGTGGATCTGCGGCTTCGGCACCTACAAGGACCGCGTGTTCGCTTGGGAAGCCAAACCGCTGCATCAGGGCTGGTACGTTGAGATCCACACCAGCCTCGGCCGTACCGGAGCCCTTCAGGGCGCCACATTCAACCTGCCCCTGGAAGTCGCATCCGCAGTCAGGAGGATCCTGTGAAGAGCATCTGGACAGTCCGCCTCGTCATGTTCAACAGCAGCACGATGAATCCACCCATCCCAGGTGTCTGGATTGAGCAGTTCCGCCACATGGGCCTCCTGCGTGTCCTCGAAGTCCTCGAAGAAGGCACGCTGAGCGAGCGCACCGTCCTGGAGTTCGAGTACCCAGGCTCCGCCCGTGGCATCGACACCAAGATTTGGGCTGAACAGGAATCCGAACGGATGAAGTCCTTCGGCATCAACGCGGCCGCGGCTCCCAAGTGGGCCGGTTCCACGGTGAGGCTGTAATGCAGTTCACCTTCCAGATCTCCGACCGGGAGTACAGCCTCCCGGGCCGCTACGTCGTCTGCCCACGCTGTGAGGGCAAGGGCTCACACGTCAACCCGAACGTCGACGGCAACGGGCTGTCCCAAGAAGACTTCGATGAGAACCCCGGGTTCTTCGAGGACTACATGTCCGGCGTGTACGACGTCAGCTGCTACACGTGCAAAGGTCAGCGGGTCGTGCTCGAACCCAACGAGTCGCTGATCAAGTACAATCCCAAGCTCAAGGCGATCTACAAGATGTGGATCCAGTCCCTCCGCGAGGAAGCCGAGTACCAGGCCGAGTGTGCGGCCGAACGAAAGATGGGGTGCTAACCATGTCCGAAGAAGCGTTGCGTCAGGCTCTCCGCTGGATCCTGGACATCTCGTACGCTGGCCATCCTGACGGCCGTGAGGTGCGCCTGGAGCAGATCACGAAGATTGCCCGCCAGGCATTGGAGACCAAAGATGCCAAGTGACCCGAAGACCATTGCGGAGTGGTACGCCCGCATCGAGCTGCACGCTCGCGAGCACTACAACGAGGACGGCTGGGACTTCTTCGTGGAGTGCTGGCAGCCGAGTGATGTTCAACGGATCACCGAGATCTGGCACACGATCACCTACGAGGAGTGCCTCGCTCAGATCCACACGCTCTGCAAGATCCAGAACGACCGCCGCAACGACATCCAAGCGGAGGCCTTCTGATGTCCAAATGGGCTTTCGGCTGTGGCAAGAAGATCGAGGTCGTCGTCCCACACGGAAGATACGACTCGCGCGCGATCACCGTGGAGTGCGGATCCAGTGCACATGACGGGGGCGTGAATCAGTGCGACGCCTGCGAAAAAAATCACCCCGTCTCCGACCCGTACGAAGACGAGGGCGACATGGAATGGTTCGACCGCCAGGGAGGCGAAGATGCCGAGTAACGAGCTCACGATCACCGTCACGTACACGCTCCGCTTCGCGGACATCAACGAGGACATCGAGCAAGAGGAGGTCAGCGAAGAGCTGATCGAGGCCTTTATGGACTCCTACAGCTCCACGCTCCAGGACGAAACCGGGTCCGTCGTGTTCGAAACCTCAGACCAGAAGTTCAACTACGAAACCATGACAGCGGAGATCAAGCGATGAAGTTCACACTCCCGTTCAGCAAGACCACCGCAGGCACCGTCGTCTTCGCCAACCAGCTGGACAAGTCCCTGCCGGTCAACGCTATCTACGTCCGCAAGGGCACAATCGTCGACGGCAAGGACGTCTCGCAGCTGAAGTCCCTGACGTTCACCCTCTCCGCCGAAGGCAATGGCTGAGGATCCGCACAGCGTAACGCACTTCGTCCCGTACGACAGCCCGTACTTGACGGTCCGCTTCCCCCGCCATGCTCGCGCGTGGTGTGGGAAGCTGATCGACATCAAGACCCAGATGTCGAACGAACCGAGCTGCCCTGTATGCCAGCGGATGCTAAAGGAGTTCGATGAAGAACCCACATACTGGGACAAGAGGGACAAGGGGTGAAATACGGTTCCTTACCTGTTGATTTTCACTTTGGTCTGTGGTATAATATATCTAACAATGGAGATTATGGATCACGTCAAAAGATTCACATCACATTGCCCTTCGTCCCTGCGGGGGCGGATCGGGTCCATCATTCCGATAGGACCCTCGTCAACAACCGAGCCATACGTCCTGCACGTCACTGGTTTCGGTTCCAAGTCACCAGCTCTACGGTGACAGGAGAAACGCCATGTCAAGCATTCTGTCCGAGGCGGCCGCGAACTTCGAGAACCTCTCCGTCGACGACCTCAAGGCCCGCCTGAAGGGCATCGCCGAGGCGAAGGCGAAGCAGAAGGAGCGCCAGAAGGAGTACAACGCGTCTCCCGAGGCGAAGGAGAAGCGGACCACGTACCAGAAGACCCGCCTCGAGACCATCAAGGGCGATCCCGAGAAGTACGATGCGCTCAAGACGAAGCGCAAGGAGTACATGAACCGCCCCGACGTCAAGGCGAAGCGTCAGGAGTACCACAAGAAGCGGAACGCCGAGACCAAGGCCATCATCGAAGCCGCGAAGGCCGCGGGCATCGACGTGAAGGCGATCCTGGCCGGCGAAGCCACCGCGTAGGCGAATGAGGGGAGGGACTGCACACCTCCCCTTTTCGTTGCACAATGTTCACCGTTGTATTTCACTTTCACAGAGGAGCACGAGTCATGGCAAACATCGGAAGTCCGCTCCGCGAGATCGAAGTCGAACCGCTCCAGATCCCCGTTCCGGAACGTGAACAGCCGGAGTCCATCCCGCAGATTCCACAGGAACAGCCTGAAGTCGAGGAACCGGTTCTCGTATGAAGATCCCGGACTACCTCGACCCGCTGGTCGGCTGGCGGGCCTGGTCGAACGTGAACCGCGAAGGGCACCTCGTCCCTCTCGTCAGCGTTCACCAGGTCTGGCCGAAACGGATCCCCGCACAAGCGATGTGCGAGTGCTGCAAGCAATTCGCCAAGCCGTCGATGCACAACCAGATCGGCTTCTACGCGTTCAAGAAGGTCATCGACCTGCTCGACGAAACGGTCGTTCAGAACCGCTTCGCCCATCGGTACGGGAGCTACGTCTTCGGTCAGGTCTACATGTGGGGCACGCTGGTCGAATGCGGACAACGCGTGGCCGAGATCAACAACGACACGGGATACAGGAACGAAGTCAAAGGCTGGCGGGCAGAATTCGCCTATCCAAAACGCCTTATGACCGAAAACGCTGACCTCGCAGCGCAGCTCCAAGACGATTACGGAGTGCCCTGTGAAGTCGGCCGCGCGATCGACATCTACAACGAACTCCTACGGAGGGCTCAACCGTGAGTAAAGCAGTCGTCCTCTTGTCAGGCGGAATGGACTCCACCACCGTCCTGGCTTTGGCTCAGTACCTCGACAACGACGTACACGCCCTGTCGTTCAACTACGGGCAGCGCCACCGCACCGAGCTGATCTCGGCGTCGGTAATCGCACAGCACTTCAACGTCCCACATACGATCATCGACCTGAGCGGATCGCGGATCTTCAGCGGCTCGGACTCATCCCTGGTCAACCCCCGCGTAGCGGTCCCCGAAGGTCACTACGCCGACGAGTCGATGAAGGGCACCGTCGTTCCAAATCGGAACATGATGATGCTCAGCATTGCGGCAGCGTTTGCGATCTCGAACGGGACCGAACAGATCTTCTACGGTGCTCACGCTGGTGACCACGCAATCTACCCTGACTGCCGACCACAGTTCGTCAAGGCGATGCAGAAGGCCCTCGAGCTGTGCGACTGGAAGCAGGTCAAGCTGGTCGTGCCGTTCCTCAACCAGAGCAAGGCGGACATCGTCACCAAGGGTCACTCGCTGCACGTGCCGTGGGACATGACATACTCCTGCTACAAGGGAGCCAAGGGCGTGCACTGCGGTGTCTGTGGAACGTGTACCGAGCGCCGCGAGGCGTTCTTCGACGCTGGCGTCACTGATCCGACGGTATACGAGAACACCTAGTGACCATCCTGGAGTTCCGTGTTCCGCCGAAACCGCCCCACTTCACTGTTGAGGAGTGGGAAATCCGTCTCGTGTTCGACTTCCTCACGTTCCTGAGTAACCATGGGATCGACCTGGAGATCGACGAGGCAATCTACTACACACAGGCCATCATCAGAGGCCAGGACGTCATCGACATCGTTTGATCGACCGTTTCTAAGCAAAGGAGTCTCTCGTGTACCGAGTTGGAAAAAACGCTTACGCACACAGCACGTATGTCCGCAAGGATCGGAAACAGGTCATGCGATTCTGCGCCCAGTTGGCGGAGGAACAGGGTATGACGCTTTCCCGCTTTCTCACGGACATCGTCCTGGACTACCTCGAAGGGAATCTCGTGTACCGGCGTGAATTGGAACGTAGCATTCGCCGAAGGAGCGCAAAGAAGTGAACGCACAGGCTACGAAGTTCGTCATCAAGAAGCAGAAGACCAACAACAACGGCGAGAAGTTCTACAAGCAGGTTGGCACGGTCATCATCAACGGCACCGAGGGCACCGGTGTAATGTACCTCGACATGTTCGATGGCCAATACCGCCTGTTCAGTGGCGAGTTCTACGACGAGCTCACCAAGGAAAAGGCATGATCCTCACCTGGTGGGAAGTCGAGGAACTCGAGGAGCACTTCCATGGCAGAGAGGACATCTGGACCTGGGACGAAGGATCCAAGTGCTGGCTCCGAACGAATAACGAAGGAGACGCCCTTCTGGGTCTCCAGATCCTGGGTCCTAACGCAGCGGGACCCTACCGCAAGTACATGCTCAAGTGGGTCTCACTCGGATGGGACGAAACCACTTGTGCTGATTACATCGTCATGCTCTGTACCAAGTGGACCAGCTACGGCTTCCGGCAGTCCGTCAAAGACTTCCTCGTCGAGGACGATGCAGTCAAGATGGACCCGAAACTCGCCGACGCAGTCGCTGTTGCCATCTCCAAGATGGAGCAAGAGCCCGCGCCTGACCCTGAAGTACTACAGATCCCGACGCAACGGGAAATCTGGCCCGACTTGAGCGGCTGCGTGGTCATCCCTTCGATCATCGAACGGACCATTCGAATGACCGGTCTGGTCGGTGGTGGATGGCTCTCGATTCGGTACCAAGGAGAGATGCTCCGTGTTCGGCTTAGCATCCCTTCTGGGGAAACCGGTGGATACGATCACCCCTTCGAGGGATACATCAGGCCGCGGGATGGCAACGTCCCCATGGCCTGCTCATACTTGTTCGGACTTAACACGCCAGCCAAAGGAGCAGAGAATGCCGCTAGTACTGAGAATGACCTTCATCTACCCACCGAGCCAGGAAATCCATCAACAGATGCAGGAGACGCTGAACGTCCCGATGAACGACCTGCAGCTGTCGGAGACGGCGATGATCCTCCAGATGGAACAGTGGCTGAATGAGCACAGCAAGATCCGCGTCCACTTCGACTTGCACGAGGACTGACATGGCCAAACCCAAGTTCTACGACAAGCAGAAGAACGTCGAGGCCGCTGACGCCCTGTTCATGGACCTGGCGGCGACGCTCAAGTCCGCCAAGACGCTGAACACGGACGACCCGAACTACCAGCGGCGGATCGCGGTCGCTATGACCAACGCCGAGCAGGCCCAGTTGTGGTACAACGCGGCCATGGATGCACTCGAGTCCTTCGAGGAGGACGACAATGCATAGCTTCGCCATCGAGCTGGACGGGGAGCTGATCCCGTTCGAGGACTTCTTCAGCCCGATCACGAATATGAACCAGTCCCGCCTGCAGTTCTTCCTGGACTGCAAACGGAAGTACTGGTGGCTGTTCGAGATCGGTTTGGTCCCAGACAGGCCGCGGTGGGCACTCGAGGACGGGAAAGCCTTTCACGAAGGAATGGCTGTCATGGGCGGGGGTCACGGTGTAGAGAAGGCGGTGCGTGCCGCGACTGAATCACTGCGTGAGTCCCTTCCCAAGCAGAAGCTCATGTACGACGAAACGGAGCTGAAGGAACACGTCATCCTTGTCGAGCGGCTCATCCGAGCGTACGACATCGAGTACGGTGGGAAGGTCCTGTACCAGCCCCTCGGAATCGAATGCAGCGGCCGCGTGGAGGTCGGTGAAGGCACCGGCTGTTTCCTCGTATTCCGAACGGATCGCCTGGTGAACTGGGCGAACCGCATCTGGATCGTGGATCACAAGACAGCCGCGAAACTGGACATGCGGGACGTCATGAAGTACGAGATGGACCTGCAGTTCACCGCGTACGTGTACGGAGCGTCGAAGATCCTGGGCGAGCGAGTCGCAGGGGTCATCGTGGACGTCATCACGAAGGCCCAAACGATCAAGTTCCACCAGGAGCCGTTTGCGCGCTCCGACGACGAGTTGCTGGACTTCGAGGGCGAGTTCGTCGAGATGGTGCGGGAGATCGCTTGGCGCCGCGCACGTGTCAAGGCAGGAGAGAACCCGAAGAACGTGTGGTACAAGAACACCAAGGAGTGCTTTAGATACGGAACCTGCCCGTACCGCGATCTGTGCCTGGAAGACAATCCCGTCAAGCGGGCACTGTTCATGCAGAGGGACAAGGACTATGTCGACGACGCAGACAGGGGATCCAAAGCCATCGATCCAGTCTCGGTTAACGCTGCACATCAGCGAGGTATCGAGGCTGCAGGCCGAGCTGGCGACGCAGCTGAGCAGGGGCCCTCACATCCCGACAGTGATGCGACTGAACGCAGAGCTGTCCCAGGAGACGGAGTTCCTGGAGAGGACGTTCAGTGAACTCGTTACGTCCCTTACTCGGCCAGATGATCGTGTCGAAGGCCCGGAAGGTGACGACCCATCAGGTGCCGGGGTCAAGAGCCACACTGATCTTACCTGACACCGCACACAAGCTGGCGCAGAGGGCATTCTGCCACCTGCACAGAGCGACGTTTCGATTCGGCGAGGATCTCACGGGCCAGTGGGTCCTTGTAGACAAATTCGCCGGGCGTCGCTTCACTCTGAGAGACACAGAGTTCTGGATCCTGCCAGAAGGATCCTGTCTCGCCATTCTGGAAGAAGGTGAGCAGCAGTATGAAGCGTGATGAATTCGTCGAGCTCCTCGTGAACAAGGTCACCTCCGCCGTGAAGGAGAACCGTGACCTCACGGAGGACGACGTCAACAACCTCAGCGACGAGCTCGCGTACGAGGACGTCGTCACCGACATCGTGGGAGACGTCGACGAGCCCGAGCCGGACGAGGACCCCGATGTCACCGAACCCGACACGGATCGGTGAGAAGTACTCCGTTCCCTTCGATCTCTATGACGAGGAGAACAACCACTGGGGGCAGTGTCGTCTCGCGCAATACGGCGGGGCGACACTTATCCAGGTACAGGTCGATCGTGACGGTCTGGATTGGCAAGACTTCCAGACGTTCATCGTCCTGGATAACAAACTCCACTACGGAGTCGTCGGTAAACGTCCAAACAAAGGATAACATGGCATGCCGCCTGGAAAACTACCACCTCTGAAGCGCACGTCCCAGATGCAGAACACGCGGGCGAAGGTGCTGCTCTACGCACCTGCACGGTGGGGCAAGACCACTCTCATCCGCACGTGTCCGAAGCCTCTCGTCCTGGCAACGGAGATTGGAGATACGAAAGGGCTCCAGTCACTCAAGGACGACGACATCCCCTTCATTGAGATCGAGGACATCGACACACTGCACGCCGTGGTGGCGGAACTCGGTCGCAAGTCGGGGAAGGTCGAATACGCTGGGGAAACGTTCGAGACAATCGTGCTCGACTCCCTCAGCGCTACCGGGGAGCTTTGGCTCGACGAGGCTAAGGCCATCCACGGCTGGGACATGGTTTGGGACGCAGGAGACGGTCCCAAAGGGGTTGCACGTAAGGACCCACGGCAAGCCTATCCCTACGTCGCAGAGAAGGGCCGTCAGACAGCGAAGATCATCATGGGCCTCGACGCCCACTGCTTGTTCCTCGCTCGCGAGGCGGTCATCGAGGAAGGCCAGGGCAAGGAGAAAATCGTCTTCTGGGCTCCTGAGCTCCCCGGACAGAAGCTACCTCGTGAACTGCCCGGCTGGCCGGACGCTACACTGCGTGGCGTCATCCAGAACGGGAAGCGGATGATCTGCACCACGACCATTGCCCGGACCGTGGCTGGGTTCCGCGTCCCCTTGAACTTCTCGGTCCCGACGTACATCGGTACGAACATGACCGAGGTGTTCAAGCTCACGATGGGAGACAAGAGCGCACTGCAAGCGCTCGTCGCACAGAGGAAGGCTGAAGCTCCTGTCCCCGTTCGTAGTTAGCGCGATGATCTTTCTGTTCGCGCTAAACCCGGGCTTGTTTCTAGTCACAGTGGTGATCATGGTGCTCATCACTAATGAACGTCAGAGGAGATAACGATCATGCGTTTCGACAACTTCCGTCAGAAGGACATGGCCGAGGACAACACGATCCCCGAGGCCACCTACCGCCTGCGCGTCAACAAGGTGACGTTCAAGGAGCCCAAGGACTCCGAGCAGAGCGGCGAGAACGAGTTCGGCATCCCGGTGTACCGCAACAAGAAGGGCGAGGACACCTACCCCTACCTCACGCTGGACCTGGTCGTCCAGGACGAGGGCGAGACGTACGGCCGTCACGTCTTCGACAACTACCTGTCGCTCGCGCCCGGCGACGACTGGAAGATCCGCCAGATCATGAAGGCGCTCGAGTTCGACGAGGACGAGCCTCTCGACACCGATACCTGGATCGACCGTGAGTGCTACGGCGTCGTCACCCGTCAGAAGGCCGGCAAGGGCAAGGACGGGAACTACTACCAGGCCCAGAACCGCGTCGGGCGGTACATGGCCACGCAGAACGAGAAGGCGTAATCTTCTCGTGGTTCCGTAAACTGTTCGGGGGGACGGACCGCAAGGTCCTCCTCCCGACTTTTTCGTTAAAGGAGTTCTATGAGCGAGAGAATCGATCCTGGTCCGATCGCAAGAGCGGGCCTCCGCCTCGACGCTGGCCTGAAGGCGAGCGGTACGTCTCCGATCGAACCCGTTCACACCTTCGAAACCGGGGCTCAGAGAAGTGAGGTCAAACCACGCTATGATCTCATTCCCAATTCCGGCCTGGTTCGCCTCGCGGCTCGTTTCGAAATGGGGCTCAAGTACGGCGAGCACAACTACAAGCTCGGGCTCCCCTTCGACGACACGTTCAATCACATCATCGAGCACCTCGAGAAGTACAAAGAGCGCCGCAAGGAGTTCCTCCGGGAAGTCTCCGAAGGTGACGTCAGAGACTTCGGTGGCGTCTCCAAAGAAACGGCGGCGATCCACGTCACCCGTGGCAGAGAAACCGACGGAGATGACCTTGCCGCTGCCGCTTGGGGATGCTTCGCCCTCATGGAGCTCGAACGTACGGAGCGACTCAAATGATGGAGACCTTCATCTGCGAACGCCGCGGAATCAAGCTGACCGTGACGATGCAGACAACGACCGGTGACGCTCACTCCATCCTCAGCGACGTCGGGTCACCCGCTGTCCGACGGCTGCTGGACTCGAAGTTCGAAACCCTCATCGCGAAATTCCTCGCCGATGTGGCCTTACTCCATGATCCGGGTGCCGCTGATGCTCCTCACCTTTGACTACGAACTGCCCATGGGGCACCGACTGATGAACCACCAGGGCAAGTGTCGTTACCTACACGGTCATAACTATCTCATCCGCGTGGAGCTCCAGGGCCACGTGGACATGACCGGCATGGTCATCGACTTCTCCGACCTGAAGACCCGTGTCAAGGGCATCTTCGAACGGTGGGATCACGCCTTTGCTCTCCACGAGCTTGACCCCGCCGCCGAAGAGATCCGTGCCTACGCTCGACTGATCCTCCTGCCCGTTCACCCGACGGCGGAGGAGCTCGCAATCACCTGGCGGGACGAACTGCAGAAGTCCTTCCCGATCCATCACGTCTACATCGCGGTCAAGGAGACGCGGGACTGTGGGGTGGTCCTTGAGTGACAAGAGGTACCCGCTCGCCGAGAAGTTCATTGCTCCCCAGGGCGAGGGCCTTCTCACGGGCGTGATGACCGCCTTCATCCGTCTTGTCGGCTGCAGTGTCGGCAAAGGCGTATGCACTCACTGCGACACGGACTTCGACAAGTGCTACGAGAACATGGGCGGCGGGATGTACACAGCTACCGCACTGTACGCCTGGTCTCAAGGTATCCCCAACGTCTGCTTCACGGGCGGAGAACCCCTCGACAGGGATCTCACGGAGCTCGTAAACAAGCTGGGTAAGGGCCGACTGAAGGTCCAGATCGAGACCAGCGGCACTGTGATGCCTCACTGGCTCGAGGATCCACACTACAGGAACATGATCCACTTGACCGTGTCCCCCAAACCCGGGTATCTGTACGAGATGATCCAGGAGGCCGACGAGATCAAAGTCATCCACGGCGGGCTCGGAGATTCCTCTGTCGGCTGGGCCTCCATCGAGGACGCAGTCGGCTGGGCCCAGCAGGGCAAGATCGTGTATCTCCAGCCCCAGAACTACGTGCATACGATCAACGTGGACCGGCTGGCCGACGTCGTACACATCTGCGAGAGGAATCCCCTGCTGCGCGTCTCCGCGCAGCTACACAAATTCTTGAACACGAGGTGACATGAAGTACAACGAAGCTGAAACGCTTCTCGCCATTCGGCAGCTGCTCGTCCAGGGCTTCGGTGTAGACATCGAGGACCCGCACTACAAGGAGACACCGGACCGCGTTGCCCGGATGTACAAGGAGCTGTTCTCGCCTCCAGCGAACAACCTGAAGGCGTTCGATCTCCCTCCCGACGCAGCAAAGCGGGCGGGGATCGTCCTTCTCAGGCACCACCGGGCGTTCGGCGTTTGCCCTCATCACCTGCTTCCGTTCGAGATGAGCGCCAACGTAGCGTACATTCCGGGTCACAAAGTCTTCGGCCTCTCGAAGCTGGCACGTGCGGTAGAGAGCCAGCTCAGTGCACCGATTCTGCAGGAGGAGCTGACTCAGGCCATTGTGGACATGCTCGTCTCCGAACTGGATCCGAAGGCCGCTGGGTGCGTCATCGCTGGAGTTCACGGCTGCATGCGCTGCAGGGGGGTCAAGTCCACTGGTGACGTCGTCACAAGCAATATGTACGGGCAGTTCCTCCTCAACCCCGCGGCCCGTGAGGAGCTGTTCCAGCTGATCGGTGACGTATGAAGAAAGTCCACGACATCCTCGTGTGCATCATCGACGACACGAAGATACTGGATGCGAACGGGAAGAAGGACATGCATAACTTCCCGGTCGCATTCATACAGTGGGGCAACCCTGACGATGGGTTCCAATACGAAGCGGTCTGCCCCTTCTGTGCTAAGTCAATCGGCTGGGTCATCGGCCCCGAGACGTATCGGGAGTTGATGGCCATGCTCGCCATGTCGATGGCATCCCACTACACTGCGGGCTGTCCTCGGTTCGGAGCGTCCACGTTAGATGTCGAAGTCGCAAAGTTTCCCATCGGCACCGAAAAGCCGCCGATCGTCAACTAGGAGCGTCACATGACCGGACAGATCAAGCTGCTCACGCGCGAAAAGGGATTCGGCTTCATTCAGGGCTCGGATCACAACGACTACTTCTTCCACCGCTCGGGCCTCGTCGGCATCGAGTTCGACACCCTGCAGGAGGGTGACCAGGTCGAGTTCCAGCCCAGCAAAGGACCGAAAGGCCTCCGCGCTGAGAACGTGCAGTACGGTGTTTGAGTTCG